ATATGGGGTTTTGAAAGCTGTTATAACTTTAAATCTTTATTAGACTGATTTCGTATAATGTTGCCGTGATTATGTTACTTGCATTAACGCTCCAGTGAAGAAAATAAAAAGCTATGTTAGATCAAACATAGCTTTTTTTTGCTTTGTAGAATGCATTTAACATCAATCCGCATTATTCGAAATCAATCGTCTTTCCCCAAAACTTCACTTCTATATTTTAATACTTCTTCTGCTTTTAGATTTTTTAAATGATAGCGAATTAGTGCATGAATAACGTCACTTTCTGCCATTAATGATTTTTTCTGAACAACGAATTTCATCAACGTTTCCTTAACATCTTCCACTTCCTCGCTACGAATTTTGTAGACTTTGCTCATTTTGTTAACGCCTTGTTAATCAACAGTAAATTTATGTTAATAAAGTCACTAAGTAACTTTTAAATATAATAACTCCTTTTTCTAGTTGACAAGTTACTTAGTAATTTTGTTTAATGCTGTAAACCTAGTTACTTGGTAACTTTTAACCATGACAAAAGAAGAATCATTCGAAACAGTATCAAAAATAATCTTTGACAGGGGATGTCAATTGCTTATTGGGGGCAATCCTGCTTTTGAAACTGAACGCGTTCTTATTCATATCGAAATGTGCATGGTCGAGTGGGGCTATCGCTCTGCAAAAGTTGCTGAGTACTGCGACATCATCAAACAAGAAAATGATCATTTGCGTTCAATGGGGATTGAAGAATGAAAAAGAATAATCCTGTCTGGTCTCTTAATGAATCATTCTTCGGTGAGACTTTCGAAAAGTCTAAAACACCGGAATTACAGTGGGGGTTGGCGTTAAATACCCCCATTAATAAGATGCCGGTAAAGATCGCCACTGGAGAAAATAATGATTCAAAGAATTAAACATGATGCACATGTTTGGAAGTTTAGAATGCAGTTTTTTCCTTTTTATGCTTTTTTGGCAACTGCTATCATTTTTTTTATGTTTGGCTTGTTGCTTGGTCAAATATGGGGTTTTGAAAGCTGTTATAACTTTAAATCTTTATTAGACTGATTTCGTATAATGTTGCCGTGATTATGTTATTTGCACTTCACATTGCTACAAATAAAAAGCCCATTGGTAAATCTCTCCAGTGGGCTTTTTATTTGTCAATGTTGCTAGGATCGCAGAGGGCAGAGAAGTGCATTTAACATCAATCCGCATTATACGAAATTAGTCTTTTTATAGTTTTGGCTCTTTTCTTTCATCAATCTTATTTTTTTCTTTATAGCTAAATTTTATCTCTATGTCTTTGTTTTCATAGTATTTAATTAATTTGTATATTATATATACAATTACTGCTAATAATACTAATGCTGTAATTCCTTTCATTAAAATCATTCTAAAAACTATTGATTCTATTTCAGCACTCATATTGTTTAATTGTATTGCTGTTTCTTCCATTTTTTAGCCCCAGTAAGTAGTAGGTAGTAGTAGGCGCAGGCAGGAACTTGTTCCGCCGCGACTGCTACTTGAAGGAGTCCACGTATTCTAATGGTGGACTCTAGTCCGAAATTTCGGAAAAACTATCTAATCTTTCCCAAGTATTTCTTCTCTGTATTTCATAACGTCATTAGACGTTAAATCTTTTAAATATTTCCTGATTAGTGCGTGTACAACATCGCTTTCTTTTATACGGACTTTTTTTTCAATCATTATGTCTAGTGTCTTTTGCTCGATCATTTCGGCTTCTTCATCCCTTAATCTGTGTGTTTGAGCCATATCTTTTACCTATATGTGAAAAATTATTTGTGACAAATAATAATAGAATGTATTGAATTGTTATTTGTGATGTTGTATAAATCTTTAAAAATGTTATTTGTGATAAATAATAATGATAGACCATCTATGCATAAATGCGCCTTTTGAAAGTTCATTTTATGGCTTAAATGAAGTGGGCGAGTATTTTTTTATAGATGTTGATCTTCATAGTATTGAGATTCCATTGGCTTCTCGATCTGTACATAAAAATGATGATGGTGAGATAAAAGCAAATGCTTTATTTCATCCTTATGAATCAGTTCCAACACATTACACAGGTATGGCTATGAAAGTATTTTTTGATTCTTCATATGCTCCTTATGTCCAAATAAAGGCTTCTCCTGCAAAGCTTTTGCAGGGGCATAATGTTTTTGGTTCTGATGATATAGAGCAGGGAGCTTTTGAGATGATTGGTTTTCTTTTTGAATCTTATCCTACTCTCTCAAGAATGCTTGATTGGTCTCAAGCTTGGGTATCACATATTGATGTTACTTACTCTTGTAAAATGAAAGATCAAACAACTGCTCAAAAAGTTCTTGAATTTCTTTCTAATGTTTCTAAAGGTCAGACTAGGCTTTCTAAAAAGCAGTTTGATACCTCTGTATATTGGGGCGGTGAGCATTCCCGTCTGGTACAGCATAAGTGCTATTTAAAACATGATGAATTTATAAAACAGTTTGAACATCAAAAGTCTTTGTCTTTAAAAAATGATCAAGCAGCTATGCGAGTTGTTGATGTTATGTCAGATCAGAGACTAATAGATTGGACTGTTGGTTTAATGCGTTTTGAATCTCGTTTAAAAAAACGTTGGCTTGAACGTAATGAAATACCTACTAATTTATTTGAATTGATTCGCTTCCAAAAAGAAAACCCTGAGTTATTAAAAAATCTTTGGTTAAAAGCGACTAAAAATATTTTTGATGCCTTAAAAGGTCAAACCATGCGCTTAACAGATGATGAAAGCGTGTACAAAGCTATTGAATCAAGTCCAGTCGTTCTTAATGCGAAAGGCAAAGTTAGCAATACACGTGTTAGAAATATTTTTGCAATGTTCCTTTTAGTACGTGAAAAGGGCATTGATGAATTAAAAAAACAGTATGGTAAATCACAATTTCATAATCTTTTAAAACAGCTAGAAGCTGTCGGTTTCAGTTCGGCTTTTCTTCAGAATCTTCATACTAAGAAAGCACAGAACATAATTCCTTTTGTCAAGCTCATCGAAATTGACTTTAACCAGCAATTGCCTGATTGGTATCAGCCACCAGTATCGCAATTCCAATCTTTAAAAATAGCTTAGGAGCATAGAACATGACAGGTCAACATCCAGTTATGACAGTTACAGGTATCCGTAAATCATCTGGAAACTTCAATGATGATCAAGGTAAAAATATTACCTTTTCTAATACTGTTGTAACTGTTTTACAGCCTTACTCTGAACGCGAGTTAGAGCAGGGTGCTATTGGTATGAAAAGCACAGATTATAAAATTAAGGGCGCACAGTTTTTTAATGATTACATTCATCAGAAATTACCTGCTGATGCTGAAATGATTTTCCAGTGGGACTTTTCAGGAAAACAGCCAAAAGCGGTATTAATGGCTCTTAATTTCGATTATTCAAAAGATAAATTACAAAAAGTAGTTTAAGGATTTTAAAAATGATTCAGATGCTCGTTTGGTACTTCTTTATTGTTGGTGTACTGCTCCACATCGCTGCGCCTGTGGTCATTTTTAAAATGAGAAAAGCAAAATGATTTGTATGTTCTATGCTGAAGATCAGACAAGTTGTATTGCTTATCTCTCCAGTGAAGCTGTAGGCGCTCTAATGATCATGTTCATTGTTCTTTTGGGTGTTTACGGTGTTTTTAAAATCATACTCCGTTTGATGGGGTTTAACTAAAATAAGGGGTCTATCATGGATCAATTACAACTTGAACAAGGTTTAAAAAATAAATATGGCACTGGTAAGACTGCTTTTAAAGCATTCTTAAAAGATGCTCGTGTTTATGGTCTGGGCGCTACTTTGGGCGGTGCTTTGGCTGCTTCTAATGCAAATGCTGCTGTTGATGTTGCTGATACTGTAGCGACACTTACAACTGATGGTACTGCTGCCATTACTGCTGTCGGAACTGCTTTGCTTGCTCTTGCTGGTATTGCGGTTGTCTTCAAATGGGTTAAGGCTGCATTTTTCAGTTAAGTTTTTCGGGTGGGCTTCGGCTCGCCTTTTTTTTAAATTAAATATTTAAGGGATTGGGGTGCTTTATGAGATTTTTTAAATATTTGATTTTTCCTTTTTTACTAATAATTTCTTCATATTCTTATTCTTCTACTGTACCTAGATACTATGATCCCGTTTATCCTGAAAAAGATTTTGAATCAATGCTTCAAGTCTGTCAGGCAAGAATACAGCACTTAAAAGAATCTGGTCATACACAAACGCAATATTATAGGGCTAGAATGGTTGAAAATAGTTCTAACTGTTTTATTGAAAATGCTGCTAACTATGGTCAAACAGTTGTTTCCTTTACTGTTCGTACTAGATATGTTCAAGCTGAATGTTGGCATCCTGATTATAAAATTGTTCAGCAGTCTGTTAAGTCTCAAGTAAAAAAGTCTATTTGTATTCCTAATAATGGTGTGATGTGTAAATACACAGGTAATCCAAATCCTGATACTGTTGTAAATGATTATTTTACTACTACTTTCTCCTCTGTTTCTAAAACACCTGATCCTAATTGTCAGGAAGAATTGGTTAATCCTCCTTGTGATCCTAAAGATCCGTACGGTGGTTGTTATACTCCTCCAAATCAAGAATGCACCCGTCAATTTGATGGTTCTATCGTTTGTCCAGAAGAAAAAGAGCCTCCTATAGAAAAAGGTTGTAACGGTGCTGATTACTGTAAACGTCCTCCGCAGGGTTGTGGTGAGGGGTATGTAAGCGGTACTTATAACGGTGAACGTATTTGTATTAAAACTAAACCAAGTTCAGGTGGTGGATCAGGTGATGGATCAGGTGATGGGTCGGGTGATGGT